AGGGGACTCCCCTTACTTGCGGGGCTCGGGAACTGAAGACTCCCGGCAGGATTGGTTACCCTGTTGACCGCATTCGGTGCAGAGTGTTGGTCGGCTTAACCGTTTGAGACTCCCTTATGGGATGGCTGTCAGAAGTGCAGCTTCGCTCATCCGGAGTAAACCACCTTGGTGGTCCTTTTTAGGACCTCGTGAAACCTTGTTGCAGTCCTCGTCCCCTTTCTCCGTAGGAGTTAGGTAGACTGTTGCAAAAGGATCGATGACACTAGGGAAAGACTTAGACTTTCATAGTGCCTTGGCCAGGTAACAGGCCACCAAGGTTACTCTCAATATGTCGCTCGCTCGGACTATAAAGAGCATTTTATCATCGGCGGGTTCGGATGGTAATCTACGTGATAGAGCCCCCTGTTCTATGCGCACCTTGCGTCGTCTCGCATGGTGCCACGGCATGGAACTTATAAGGAATTTGGCCCCGGGTTTGGTCATCGTAGCTAAACCCAAACCTTCCCCCCCTCATCCTCGCCGATTCTTCAGGCGAGAAGTGACCCAGTCCACCGTTGGTTTGACCAGTGGTAATAAGTCAAAAGAGCCTCTGCAATCTGATTTGTCAGGTTGCAAGCAAGTGGACCCGTGTGGAAAGAGTTCCGTAGGACTTGAAGTCTCACACGAAACACGGGTACAAATGGAGGTAGGACTCTCTTTTGAGTCACTGCCGACCCACCGCCACTCCCCCCGCTTCTTCCCACCCGAGATTTACCTCTCGGTCGCCGACTACCTCCCTCCTTCTGATCTAGTATCACTAGCCTTTTCTTCTCATGAGGCTTCAGTGGTAAGATCTCACGTTTCCTATCCCCATCCTTCATCCTTCTTTTCCGACATGTTGAGCCGTGTCGAAAGAAGAGCATATCCAGAACGTGAAGTGTCTTATGTCAATAAAAGACTCCTCCGTTCTATCAAGAAGCTAAGGAGGCATAACCCGTTGGTTGTGTCTCCCTTCAAGAAAGCTTGCCAGATCATGCAGCGCTTTCGCGATGAGCTTGGAAGTGCTTTTGGTGATTGGGATAGGTGGGATCGTGATGAAGAACTCGATCGAAAAATTGATGGTCTGTTGCTGGACCTTCAAGATGCTACTGACGATGTGTTCGGGCTATTCGCTTACGCCATTGGGGCTAAAGCAGATAGCGGGCCTCTGAGATTCGATAAGGGCATCTCAGATCATTGTCTTCGCGAAATGATCGGTTCTATCGGGGTTGAAGGGAAGGGGACTTTCACTTATTCTGATCCCATGGGTCGCTCATGTTTTCCTTTGAGCGTCAAGAATACCCATGATGACGCTCGGGCCTTTTCCCTCTACTTGGGAAGGAAGGCCTTCGTCGTGATCGATCCGCGAAAGTCAGTTGAAGCCACCGATGCTTTCTTCGATCGGGTGGGGAATCCTCCTCCTACTCTCTCCTACGCATCTCAACTCCGTCAAGACAAGATGGTACGCCTTGTTGACCGAATAGCCGAACTCTTTTTTGTTCCGGCGGGTAGCTTTGTTCCTAGCGCCCCAAATTCGGGAAAGGCATGTTTGGAAGTTCCTCTGTCAAAGGGAGGAAAAAGGGCTGCACTGTGGTTAGCGGACGCTGACCGGGGTTTCAAAAATATGACCCGTGCTGACACCATTTTCTCCGGAGGGAAACTCCGTACCATCTCAGTTGGATCGATCACCCAGAGCCGCTATTCATTCCTGAATTCATTCATGTTCAACAGAATTCGGAATTTCAAGTGGATGGTGGCTGGTCGATCTGTCCACGAGTGGGTTGAGGACTGCGTGCCGTTTGGTTTGCCGGACGATTGGACTTTTTCGTCTGGGGATCTTAAAGCAGCGACCGACCTGTTCTCGGGTCGGTTCATGGATGCCGTGCTGTTGAGGTTGGTGGATCGTTTTGATTTCGGTTCGATCGATCGCGCAACCGCTCTCGAAGAGATGCGGATGTGTGTGATCTCGGCCGATTTTTACCAACCTTCCTTGTCTGGTGAATACGAGTTCGTGTGTTCCCAGATGCGCGGCCAGCTCATGGGGAGTGATTTCTCTTTCCCTGTGCTCTGCCTGATCGGATTTGCCATAGTTCTTGAAACCCATGGTCTTTTGGATCACTATCTCTCATTCCCCGACCGCGACTTTAAGGTCGCAGTCGCTAATTTCCGCGACGCGGGAATTAATGGGGATGACGTAGTGACATGGGGCCCAACTTTGGGTGGAGTGACTATTGGTGAACGCTGGGCAGGGTGCGTGCCAATATCTGGTGGTGTTCCAGAACCTCCGAAGTCGCCTACTGATCGCCAATATTTCACGATCAATTCACAACTTTGGAAGTCTACCGCCGATGAGGTACGAGAAGTCGGTTCCTTGCTTCCCGCTTTGATCTCCGGCCTCAATGTGAAGGCCCATCAATCCCCTCAAAAAAGCTGGATCGTCTTCCTGGAGTCCCCTCTACTCGACGAGCGAGTCCAGGATGTCTTCCAGGCTGACGTGACTCTCATGCCGGAATTTCCGGTGGCATGGGGAGGTCTGGGTTGTACCTGGTGGAATGTCGCTCTAGATGACGCTTTGTTCTTTAAGCGTCTCTGTTATTTAAGAGCGAACCGCACTGTCCAGTGGCACGAAATGGACAGTGTTGAAGTTTTACCCTCAGTGAAGTATATCGCTGAGAATAAAGGGAGCCGTTACCTCCTGCAGACGCGACCAAATGACGGTCAAGGCCGTCTCGTGAGAAGCATAACGGGTTTCGCGAAGGTTGAGGACCTGAAGGTCGTTCTGTCGGAACGATACAGGTTGAAAAATGCCATACATTGGACTAAGTCTTGTTACAAGACCCCACGACCGTGGGAGGCTATTCATGATGCCTTTCTCCAATTCAAGATGATGACAACCAACGCAAAAGTGGAACTCCGTCGGGATTACCAGCGAACCATGGAGGCTGATCAAAATGGAGAGATTTTCGTCAAAGATCTCAGGATTTTTGAAGAAACCGCGCCGATTCGGTACCGACAGGCAGAAGTTGGACGTTTCGGAAAGCCTGAGGTTTATGATTCGAAACCTGAGTCTGCTCTTGGGATGACGAAGAGGAGTTATGAGG